TCGGCAACCTTCCCATAATAAGAAATCTGCACCGAGGGATAGTTCTCCGTGTCATCGGAGATTTTAAGCACGCGGCAATGGAGAATCATGTTGACGAGTTTGCGAATCATGCTTGATTAATCACGTCCGACGCGCTCTCGGAGGTTTGCTGAGCTATGGTTTCATTAATATCTGAGGCCGTTAATGGCGTCTCAAGCTCAAAAGGCGCTCCGAGACTATTGGTGTCGGCCTCACTCTCAGTTGTCTCAAGCACTAACGTGTAAGCGTCACGATATACAAGCTTGATGGTTGTTAGCTCACCGTCTGATATCGACTCGGTAAACGTGACCGACTGCACCAGCATCGATTCACTTACGCCCATCGGGTCATCAATGACGATGGCTTTCTTGTTGAACCAATAGGGAACACCAGCTTCTATGGTGTGTCCTTCCACGGTTGCCTCATAAACCCGGCTGCGCGTCTTTCTGACATTCGCCTCCCAGCTGATTCGAGCGCCCAGTTCTGCGCTATCCGAGGTCTCCTCCGCAATGATGTAAAACTTCCGCGTATCGCGTGGCATTTTGTCATCGATCACGCTGGCAATTGAATTGGTAATCGATTCGTTATCGACTTCTGCATCCAGCTCGGATAACGCCTGGAGATTAGATTGTGACCCTCCTGTGTATTCTTGAAAGCGATCAGAGTAGTCATAGGTGACACGGCTTTTAATGATGTTGTTATTACCGGACACACCATCAAAGAGCATATTGAATATGAACTTACCCAAAGATCCTGCTACACCTCCCCGCGTAATCACAATTGACCCGTTGCCATCTGTGGTCAGGAAAACACCCTTCTTTCTTGCGAGTGGATCAAGAAAGTTAAAAATGGTGCCCTTCGCCTCCATGCTGAGAATGGCGTCCCCATCGAAATCTGTTAAATCGTCTACCTCATTCACAATGGGTAGCTCGAGGCCGATCAACTTCTGTGCGTCGTTAATCAGCGTTTCAAGAGAGATGGTCGGTGCTGAGAGGTTTAGTAACGGAGAAACTGACGAGTCCACCAGGTCACAGGTTAAATCTCTGCCTTCTATGCTCACGCTATGTGTATCAGCCGCCTGCTGGATATCAATCACCTCTACATAGCCGGTCAGCACCGGTACGTCGTCAATGGTGACCCTGCACAGAGAGCCGATTTTTGCGGGGTAATTATCGCGGTTAAAGGTGCCATCCACATCGGTGGCTTCGAAGCTAAAAACACCTGCTAAGTTGTCGATGGACTGCGTCACACTCATGCGTGTAAAGTTTGTATAAGGCACGCTATCCAGCGTTAATACCATCATGCGGAAAGCACCTGTAATTCGCCTGTGGCGAAGGTGATGTCGGCAATGTCGTTAAGCTCAATCAGTGAATCCAGAACGTCTTGATCATCGGTTCCATAAAAACTGAAAGCGAGCTTCCGCAATGGTGTCGTGTTTGTCGTTATGTCGATGATATTTTTAGCCGTCAGTCGCTTGGCGTCCAAAAATTTATTGGAGAGGACGCGCAGTTCACTGATTCTGGTTATAAGGTCTCCAGTTAGTCCCACACTCACAGGGAGTGTCTCTGTGGGAAAGACATCGGCGGTAAAGCCTCCCTGTGTAACCTCACTCACTACAGGCAATCCAGCGTTAACAATTTTTATATATTGATCTTCCAGAAGCTCCTTTATTTCATCGACATCATCCACAGTTTCATATTCTCTGACCGACGCGGCTTGATAGGCTTCTGCCAGCACTATTCCCTGTATGCTGTCGGTGAGGAGTGACTGGTTGATTCGCCGCTCAGTGCGATTGCTCGTGGTGCCGAAGACGGCGGCGAGATTATCGCCAATATCAAATAAATCGAGGTAGACATTGAGTGCTGATTCAGCAGTGGCGTATAAACCCCGAACACTCTGAACGGTACCAACTATCGCCACAGCAAACTCAGACGGTGCTTGCACCAGAGCGACGATGTCCCCCTGGAATTCTGTTATCTTCGATGAGAACTCATTGAGCTTATCGGTCGCCGGTATGATCTGCTGAGTGGCCGTTAATAGAGGAAATTTATCAACGCCGAGTACCACATCCGTGAAAAACTCCTGCCCTCTGTCGACAGCTTCCTGCAGGTTAAAGGCGTTGCTGACTCTAAATCTTTCCTCCATATCCTCGGTATATTGATCGGTGACCTCACTAACCTTTGAATTGATATTCGGGAGCGCTGCCACATCGGGCACAGGTTTATCGGCAGCATTACTGATATCAAAGCTGAGGCTAAAACGGGCGACGCCGAGTTCTGTGGTGTCTTCATCAACCGTGTACGGGAGTGCCACCACCTGAATATCGGTGCTAAAAAAGGGATGCGATAAGATGCCTGATCCCTCAGATTCCAGTGCGGCCATGAGTTTATTGCGATTGTCAAAATAGCTCTGTGCGTCTAGCAGCCCGTCAATGAAATCTGCCGTGGTTTCAACTATAAGGGAGAATGTGCGCGGCCGAAATCCCAGGTCTTCAATGGATTGCAGTGCGCTGTTGGGAAACTCGTGCTTAACAAGTTTTCTTCCGGCACCTGTTGTCGCGCTGATAACCAAGAAGGACGCACCCTTAAAGCTTCCACCACGCAATAGACTGAGTATGGTCATGTCGCAGGAACCATATTGGTGCCCTGGTTAAAACCCCGATGCACCGGTGCTAGCGGCGTGGTTGTGTTTTCAACCTTGGCCACCTGTTTGCCAGGGTCGACAATTGTCACTACAGTTTCGTTCTTAACGCCACCAAGGACTTCCACGATGCCCCGCCCAACACCCGCAGGGGTAAAGCCGGGATCCATAAAACTGACTAAACTTTCTAAATCCAATGGCACATCAAAATTAATGGCTTTCAGTTCTTTTTCAAAATCAATGGCATCTCCGAGTACGAAATTCGCCGCGACAAGACCAATAAACTTGCCCACCTTGACCAAACCAGATAGGAATTTAGCTATTAACTTAATGAGAATGCCGAAGATCCCGGCAATGAGACCCAGCACTCCCGCCAGAACCGTGAGCAGCGCATTTATCCCAAGCAGTTCATCTTCGGTAAATGATTCAAGAAAACTGTTTACCACTTTTGTCATTGCTTTTATGGCATTCACAAAAGGGCCTTTATTGTTTACGATCATTGATTCAATGGTAGTGCCAACTCTGGCCAACGTTGTGCGGAATGACGCCAGGGTTATTCTTGCTTGTTCGGTGGCAATATCAGTATTAGTGATACTTGCGGTCAATGGATCTAATTGTTTGCGCCGCAATATCAAACCCTCTACCGTCTTTATATTTTCGAGCCCTACTAATGCGGTGAGGAATTTAGTTCGACTTTCTGCTGTATTAAATCGATCTACTTTGTTGGCTAAATTCTCGAAAACCTCTCCCATAGATAAATTTTTGAAATCGTGACCTGCAGCCTGCATCTTGATAAACATGGCATTGAGGCCAGTACCAGCCATTTCAGCTTTGATGCCGCCTTTTGCTAATATCTGAATAGCGGAGTTCAATGATTCAAAGGTCAGACCGGCTGCAAATGCGGCGGGGCCTGCTTTTAGAAGAGCGGCACCTGTCTGCTCAATCTCTGACGCTCCCAACTTAGCGCCTGCTCCCAAGACATTCACAAAACGCGACGCCTGGTCAGCCCCTACATTGAATATATTGAGTGCCTGCGCTGTTATCTTAGCTGCTGGTGCTAAATCTAAACCAGAGGCAGCAGCCAGTGTCAGCACCTCTTTGGTGACAGCCTTCAGAGCAGGTAAATTCGTGAGCAGCTCAGGCTTTGCAGAGGCTACAAGTTTGAACGCTTTGAGCGTTTCAGCGCCAGATTTGCCGAAGGCTTTACCCAGTTCAAATGATGAGTCTTTGAGAAAGTCTAAGTCTTTACCTGTGGCACCGGTGATAGCTGATAGATTCAGTAAAGCGTCTTCAAAATTTAACGCTTTATCAGCCACGTTTCTAACAGTGGAAAATCCAATAAAACCAACTATCAGCTGTTTTATCTCCTTTTTCAGCGAAAAGGCAGACCTGGCTGACTTATCAAGTCTCTTCCTGAAGCTAAGCAAATTGGAGTTTATTTTTTTTATAAAACGATTAAAGCCGTCGAGCTTATTGGTTAATTTAGTGGCAACTCCACTAAACTTATCACGGGCAATGAACGTATAGACTGAATCAAAGTTTGCCACAACTCACTGACCTTTCATTTTTTTATGAAGTTCGTCAGCGATATACTGAACATCATCAAGGATGGTCAGCATTTCACTGAACGGAAGTGACTGGTATAACTGCATAAAATCGACACTCCCCTCCATAAATTTGCAGGCCGCGAGCATACGGCGTCTCAGATCGGGATTACCCCCCTCTAGGAGGGCAGTAAAAAATTTACAAGATACTGGCCTATCATCAGGTCAATATCCTCGGGGCTAAGCTTGTCCCACAGAGAGCTTGTGAGCGGACGCTCGTCCTCAACGGAGCAGCACTTTGCCTCTATCATCAGGGAGCGAAAACTTCCCAGCATCAGCTTGTAATCAACGCCAGGAGCCATGTAAATGGCCTGACTTACAGCGGCTGCAAATTCCTCCTTTTCTTCATCTGTAGCTTCGTCAGGAACATCCTGCGTCGCAGCTTCTGCATCGGGATTCGCTTTGGACTGGATCCACTCCACAATGGTCATAAATTGCTGCTTGAGAACAGCACGGTCAGTCATACTGCGTGCAGTAGGCTCTTTTAATATCAGCGTGTGAGCTTCTTCCTGCGTGCCATTACCAGCTGCATACAGAATCGGCGTCGTCAGATTGAACAAGACCTCAGTCTTTGACATAGGGGTTTTCTCCAATCAATTAAACGAGCGCAGAACCTTCGAACACCACTTCCACGGTGCCGTCATCAGTCAGGTTGATCTCTGGATCATTTACCATCGTCGAGTTCGTCATGGTCAGGTTGACCGAATCAATCTCAATGACGTTGCCGCCGTTCACTGCTTGCCACTGTTCCTTCAAAAGTATGGACTGAGTGGTGGACTGCACCTCAAAGCTCACCATCCCTTTTGCCGTCGATATATCAGTAGAGACAACCGTGGTCACATTGCCATTGCCAGCACTCTGGATCTTGACGTTTTTTTCGCCCTTTCCGGATTTGTACTTTACTGAGTTGGGTGCCACATTGACCGTGATGTCATTCACCGTCACTGAGGGATCACTGATCTGTGTAAAATTTTCAGCCATTGGAAATTACCTCTTAGGAAGTGAAAGTGTCGATTGAGATTTCAATAGTGAAAAATATGTTTCGCAGCTGCGTCACAATCGGCAGAATCATGGTGATCTGGACGGTGGTAGAATCTGTCGCCACCACCGTCAGGTTGTCATCGTAAAACTCAAGGGCGCTCTGACCGGTACTCTCAATCACACCATCAACCACCAGCGCATCGTCTGCCAGTTCCTGATACAGGCGGCTGCTGAAACGCCGCACAGTGTCAACATTCGCCATCGCACGACCAGGGACAACGGAACCAGAGGTCAAGCGACTTTGATTAAAGCGAGCACGGTAGTTGTTAAAATAGAATTCACGGCACACGCGGCCGG